TATGAAACCACAGGACAAACCACATTACGTCAACAATAGAGACTTCTCGTATGCAGTTGTTGACTACGTTACCATCTTAAATGAAGCAAGAGATGCGGGCAATGAATTACCCATTGTTCCTGATTACATTGCTTCATGCTTTCTTAAAATTGCTGAAGGCCTTTCTCATAAATCAAACTTCATTCGATATACTTATCGAGAGGAGATGGTTATGGATGCAGTTGAAAACTGTTTAAAGGCAATTGAAAACTATAATCTTGAGGCTGCTACACGTACAGGCAAGCCCAACGCTTTTGCTTATTTTACTCAAATTTCATGGTATGCTTTCCTACGCCGCATTGCAAAAGAAAAGAAACAGCAAGATGTAAAGATTAAATATATGACTCAATCGGGTGTAGAAGAATTTATTATTGATACTGGTGGTACTACATCTGGTCAAGTGGTGACGGCTTTTGTAAGTCAATTAAAAGATCGTATTGACAGAGTTCGCGAGAAAGATACTGAGTTTAAAGATTTCGTCACAAAAGAAAAAAAGAAAAAGAAATTAAGTAAGCGTACCGGCAAATACACTGATTCAGACCTTGGAGATTTTTTATGAATAATATCTTAATGACTGGTACAGAGGGATGTGTAGGTTCACGTCTAAAAGAAGTATTCAATGAAATGGGTTACGATGTAACTGAGTTTGCTGGTGACATTAGATATCCTGGCGCTTGGGAAAACTATAAGACAATGAAGTGGGATGGTCTAATCCATCTTGCAGCAATTGCAGGTGTTCGCCGATCATTTGAAGAACCAGAAATGTATTATGATAATAACGTCAATGGAACTATTGAGGCTCTTAAGTTTGCTGACAAGTTTTGTAATAAGATGTTATACGCTTCATCATCAAATGCATATGAATGGTGGGGAAATCCATATGCTGCTACAAAGAAAATGTGTGAGGTAGCAGCTACTGATTATAATGCTAAAGGTATGAGATTTCATACTGTCTGGCCAGGCCGCGAAGATATGTTGTACCGCAATTTGAAAAAAGGAAATGTGACTTACATCAATGAGAATCATTATCGTGATTATATTCATCGCGAAGATTTGTGCAAAGGCATATTTACAATCTATCAAAACTATGGTACAATAGAAGAGAAGGTTTTAGATATTGGTACAGGACATGCCGTACATGTTGCTTCTGTTGCTAAGATTATGGGGTTCGACGGCGAATACCGCAGTGAGAATCCACAAGGTGAACGAGTGCATACAAAGGCCAATATTGAATATCTTCTTAAACTTGGATGGACACCGGAGCGAAATATTTTAGATGTTAATAGCCATACTGAATGATACCCATGCTGGTACTAGGAATTCTTCTGACATTTTTATCGATAACGCTGAGAAATTTTATAGCGATGTATTTTTTCCTTATTGCATGGAACATGGTATTAGCCATGTGCTGCATCTTGGTGATTATTATGATAACCGGAAGTTTATTAACTTCCGTGCTCTCAACCGTAACCGTAATCACTTTCTTAAACCGCTAAGAGACAATGGAATGACCATGGATATTATCCGTGGCAATCATGATACTTACTATAAAAATACTGGTGAACTTAATTCTTTAAAAGAGTTACTCGGACATTATATGAACGAGATTAATATTATTCATGAACCCACCGTTATGGAATACGGTTCTATGAAAATGGGCCTTGTGCCATGGATTGATAAAGAGAACGAAGAACGCTCATACGAGTTTTTAAAGAATGCTAAGTGTGACTGGATTGGTGGCCACTTTGAGATTGCTGGTTATGAATTGTTTCGTGGCACGAAGGCACCTCATGGACTTGACCGTGCTATTTTCAATAGGTTTGAAAAAGTTTTATCTGGCCACTTCCATACCAAGTCAGAACAAGACAATATTACGTATCTTGGATCTCAACTTGAGTTCTCTTGGAATGATGCACATGATAACAAATACTTCCACGTACTGGACACTGAGACGCGTGTGATGACCGCTATACGCAACCCGCACACACTGTACCACCGTATATACTATGACGATACAACTACTAACTATGATGACTATGATTTAAGTCAAGTAGATCAAAAGTTTGTAAAAATAGTTGTAAAACACAAAAATGACCTGTTTACATTTGATAAATTTGTTGATAGAATACAGAATAGGGCAATACATGAATTAAAGATTGCTGAAAATTTCAATGAGTTTCTTGGGGATAACGTGGAGGATGAGGGTGTGTCTGTCGAGGATACTACAGTATTACTAGACAGTTATGTTGATGCAGTTGATACAGAACTTGATAAAGATCGTATTAAGAAAGAAATGCATGAACTAATGACAGAGGCACAAGCTCTCGAAATAGCATGATCGTATTTAAAACTTTAAAATACCGTAACTTCTTATCTACGGGCGATAAGTGGACGGAAATTGATTTTCTGTCCCATAAGACTACATTAGTTGTTGGGCATAATGGCGCTGGTAAGTCCACTATGCTTGATGCCCTTAGCTTTGCTTTATTTGGCAAAGCGCACAGAAATATTAGTAAACCTCAACTTGTAAACAGCATTAATAATAAAGGTT